AAGGCGGGAACGGTCGCGACGGTAACGCACGATTGCGCGCAACAGGCAATCGCGGCGGGAAAGGCAATCGATGCCGAGCAAAGCCGGGCAACTACACGAAAGAGTCGCGTTTGAATTTCATACAATGATCGACGACGGATATGGAAACACCGTGTCGGGCGATTGGGCGACCGGGCCGACCGTCGGCGCAAGGATCAAGCCATTGCGAGGCGGCGAGGCGGTACAAGCCGCGCGGCTCGCCGGCAAGCAACCGCTACTGATCACGATCCGCTATTCGAGCGCGACGGCGGCGATAACGACCGATTGGCGAGCGCGCAACGCGCGGACCGGGGCGCTCTACAATATCCGGTCGGTCATGAATCCCGACGAGCGCAAACGGTTCCTAGATTTAGAGGTCGAGATGGGAGTCGCGGTCTAGTGGCAAACGCAAGCGTCGAGCGGTTCAAAAAGCTGACGGTCGAATTGCGGAAAGAGGTACACGACGCCGCCGTCGCTGAATTGAATTTTCAGGCGCATGAATTGGCGTCGCTGATCGAGCAAGTCGCGCCGAAACATCTAGGCGTTTTGGCTCATACCGTCGGCGTCATTCCTGGCAAGAGCGACACCCAAGTAAGGGTCATCGCCGGCGGAAAGGCAACGGTCCGGCCGGGCGTTTCGAGCAAGCCATACGACTACGCTCGCGCCGACGAATTCGGGACGATCGGCATGGCGGCGCGGCCGTTTTTCTTTCCCTCCTATCGCTTGCGGAAAAAACCAATGATCGCCGCCATGAAACGCAAGATCACGGCGAGCATTAAAAAGAGGTCGGCGGAATGAGTACCGAGCCGAGCCTCGAATTGCAGCAAGCGATTCTGGAAATTCTCAAAGCCGATCCGGCAGTCGATACTTTGATCGCCGATCGGATTTACGACAACGTGCCGTCGCCGGTCACGTTCCCCTATGTGACGATCGGCGACGATCAAGTGATCGCCGATCATGCTCAATGTTTAGAGGGATCGGTCGAGGTCTTTGCGACGTTGCATGCGTGGTCGCGCGCGATCGGAAAACCGGAAGTTAAAAAGATATCGGGCGCCGTCGTTTCAGCATTGAACGCGATCGATATCCCATTGAACGGCGGCTATCGGCTCGTTCTGATCGAACACGATTCTACGCAATACCTGATCGATCCCGACGGGCAGACGAAACACGCCGTCGTCGTTTTCCATGCGCTGATCGATGAAATCTAACGGGAGCAAAAGACCATGACCAAACCGACTACGTTATCGCATAGCAAAATGATCATTCTGATCGGCGACGGGGCGGCGCCGACGGAAGCGTTTGAGGCGCCTTGCGGCCTGACGTCCAAGGGGCTCGATCTTAACGCGGCGTCAAACGACGTCCTCGTGCCGGATTGCGACGATCCCGACGCGCCGGCGTGGTTAGAGCGCGCGGTACAGTCCTTGTCCGGTCAGATAACGGGCAAGGGCGTCATGGCGGTCGAGTCGTTCGATCTGTGGCGCGATTGGGCGTTGTCCGGCTTGCCAAAGAACGCGCGCGTGCAATTGGTCGGGACCGGGCTCGGGCATTACGGCGGCTCGTTCCTGCTATCCAAATTCACACTAAGCGGCGATTTCGGAAGCAAGGTTCAAGTCGATATAACGCTAGACTCAGACGGTCAAATCGTTTGGACGCCGGTCCCGTAATGTCAGCCGACGGCTCGATCGATTTGAATTGGGGCGGCGAAATGCGCCGGTTCCGGCTCGCGCTCGGCGAATTGCGCGAGCTTCAAGAAAACATAAACCTGAATCGGAAAACGCCGATCGGGCCATGGTCGCTATATCAAATGATTTCGCGCGGCGACGCATGGCCGGATGAATTGCGCGCGGTTATCCGGCTCGGGCTGATCGGCGGCGGGACGCGTCTAGAGTTGGTTCCCGGCTTGATCAAGCGCTATGTGGAAGAGCGGCCGATCTTGGAATCTGTCCCGACGGCGCAAGCGGTTCTAGGGACCGCGTTGCTCGGCGATCAAAGCGATCAAGTCGGGAAAAAAAAAACGGAAGCCGAAGAGGAAGCGACGACGGAAGCGACGACGTCCTTAAATTCTCAGCAATCTACGGGACCGGCGCCGCAATCGGATTCACCCCTAGACAAGTCGATCAATGTTCCGTTTGGCAATTCGCCGCCGCCATCGAGGGATGGAATCGAGCCAATGGTGCCGATACCGATGTCGAGCCAATGACCGGCGACGAATTCGACGACATTCTCGCCGACCGTTACGATTGGATTAGGACACTCCATTAGATGGCAGACACCGCCGCGCTCGTCGTCGCGCTATCCGCGCAATTGACGAAATTCGAGAAAGACATGAACGACGCCGGTCGCATTGCGGACCGGGGCGCCAAGCGCATCGAGGATGCATTTAACAAGATCAATCCAACATTCGAGGGGATCAAACACGGGCTAGAGGCGATCGTCGGCGGGCTCGGGCTCGCCGAAATCATTTCGCAATTGCAAGACCTAACGAAAGAGGTCGTCAAGATCGGCGAGGCGGCGGAAAATCTCGGCGTCGGCGTCGAGGAATTCCAGAGACTTAGATTCGCGGTCGTCGCCGCCGGCGCCGACATTGACAAGGCAGAGGGGTTCCTAACGCGGTTCTCGCGGTCAGTGTCAGAGGCAGGGCAAGGACAAGGGGAACTCGTCGAATGGTTTCGCCGAAACAATGTCGCGATAAAGGATCAGACGGGGGAACTTTTGCCGTTGACGCAATTGCTCTCAAAATTTGCCGATCTAGTGCAAGGGACGACGAGCGCGCAAAACAAATTGAATCTTGTGATGGCGGCGGGCGGACGCGACGCGGGTCCGGCGTTGCTAAGTCTATTTCAGGACGGATCGGCCGGCTTGCAAAAGTTCATGGACGAGGCGACCAAAACCGGCGAGGTCATCGACAAGGAATTGGTCGAAAAGGTCAAGCGAGCGGCGATCGAAAACAATAAAGCATGGCTCAACATGAAAACGGGCGCGTCGGAATTCGCCGCGCTATTGACGACGGAAGTCGCCGGCGGATTCCGAGCGCTCGGCGAGGTCGTCAAAGAGGTATCGATCGCCATCGAGGCGTTCTTTTCGACTAAACCGATCAGCCAATTTTCCCAAACTTTTAACGAGGTCGCGCGGCAACGCGGAATCGAGGCGTTGAAAGCCGGGCAAGGGACGCCGACGATTCAATCGCTCGCCGGCTTTCCAGGGCAACCGAAGGCGGAAAGCGGTCCGACGAAAGTAACGGTCGTGCCGGACGCGGCGGTTAAATCATTCGAGAATTTGCTAGAGGCGCAAAAGCGGCGGCGCGAATTGCTCGACGCGGAATCGATCACGATCGGCAAGACCGCCGGCGAAACCGAGCGGCTCAAAACTCAAATCGAATTAGAAAGCCGAGCGCGGCAGCAAAACATCGAATTGACGCCGGCGCGGATCGCCGCGATCGGCGCGGAAGCCGACGCCATGGGAAAGGCGGCGCAAAAACTTTTCGAGTTCCGGCAACAATGGGTCGGCCTCAACGCGGCGGCGCAATTCGCCGGCAATCAACTAGTTGACGTGATCGAGCAAGCAACGCAAAAAAGCAAGACGTTCGGCGAAATCATGACCGGCGTTCTGCGGTCGGTCACTCATGAAATACTGCAAGCCGCAATTACCGGGCAAGGCGCGTTTGCGACGTTGCTCGGGACGGCGACCAAATCGCCGGGCGGGACGGGCGGGCTACTCGGCGCGTTGATTTCCAATATTCCGAAGTTCGCCGGCGGCGGCGTATCGTCCGGCGGGCTCGCGATCGTCGGCGAAAACGGCCCCGAATTGGTTTCCCTGTCGGCCGGGACGCGCGTCATTCCTGGCGACGCGGTACAGCGGCAAACCGGCGCCGGCGGCGACATGAACGTAAATGTCGCGGTCGATCTAGCCGGCGCAAACGGCGACTTGGCGATCGAGCGCGCGGTTAATCGCGGCGTGCAACGTGCCGTTCAGCAATCGGTTTCGATCGTCAACTCAACGGCGCCGGGCCGGTCGTTGCGATTCTCGCAATTAGGGACGTGACTCCATGCCGGTCATCAAGACTTTCCCGGCGACGATCGCGCGCGAAAATTCGGCAATGTTTGAGTTGACCGGAATGACGATTTCGTCGGGGCAAACGGCGTCCGGCGTTATGCCGCTCGCGCGCATGGACGGCGGCGGACTATGGAAGGCGACATTTAGCGACGTGGCGATTGTCACGATCGAGCAAGTGCTGGCATGGCGGCAGATCGCGGCGTATTGCGACGGCGGCGTTTCGCCGATCATCGTCCCGTTTTGCGAAACGCGCTATCAACCGGGCCTCGCCAAGCTAGCGCAAACTTTCGTGCCGCATAGCGACGACACGCCGCATAGCGACGATTCCCCATATTCGGGCGGATCGCGGCTCGACGCGCGGTTTGGGGCGCCGGCGGTCTTGCGGCAGACGGTCGTGCATATTTCGTTTTTGACCGGCGGTCCGTTTGTCGGCGGCGAACATTTTTCCGTCAATCATCCGACGATCG